TGTAGGACCACTAGGGCCTGTAGGGCCTATAGGGCCAGTATTTCCAATGGGTCCGGCAGGGCCAACTTCTCCAGTAGGTCCAGTAGGTCCAGTAGGTCCTTGAGGTCCAGCAGGTCCTTGAGGCCCAGGATCTCCAACAGGGCCTGGAACCCCCACCGGACCTTGTGCTCCAGTAGGTCCAGGAGCTCCTTGATCACCTTGAGGCCCAGTAGGTCCAGTAGGACCTGTCTGCCCTAAAGTAAGAGTAGGCGCTCCAAAACTTCCAGAAGTAATACTTATCGAATCTAAAGCGGTAGCAATAATTGTATGCGTTACTCCCGTTACGCCACCAGGAACTTGAGTAGCATTAGCTCGAAACCTGTTCGCAGTACTATCTTCTACAACAAACCAATAGTTACTACCTGAGTTATAAAATGTAGGAGTTAGTTTAGTCATATTTGAGGCAAGAGGAGAACCCTCTGAAAAAACTTGAACCCATTGATTTGTATTTGCTAAACTGTGCGTGCCCCCAGTTAGAGCAGTAACGGCGGCATATACTTTACTACCGTCTGCTAGTTTTACGACATTTGCTATGGCGTAATTAGACGCAGCGTTATAAGTATTTATAGTAGGGGCAGTACCTAGGATTGCCTTATCTGCTCCAGAATAGTAAAGAAATGTACTTAATCCATCTGGGCCCGGGCTGCCTGTAGCTCCTGCAACTCCTGTGGGACCTGTAGGACCACTAGGGCCTGTAGGGCCTATAGGGCCAGTATTTCCAATGGGTCCGGCAGGGCCAACTTCTCCAGTAGGTCCAGTAGGTCCAGTAGGTCCAATAGGACCAGTAGGACCAGCAGGCCCAACAGGACCACCAGGACCAGGAGCACCAATAGGACCAGGGTCTCCAGGATCACCAACAGGCCCAACAGGTCCACCAGGACCAGGAGCGCCAATAGGACCAATAGGACCAATAGGGCCCGTAGGTCCAACAGGGCCACCAGGACCAGGGGCACCAATAGGACCTTGAGGGCCGGGATCCCCAGGAAGGCCAACAGGTCCACCAGGACCAGGAGCGCCAATAGGACCTTGAGGACCTTGAGGACCTAGTTCGCCCTGCAAAGACTTAGACAAACTTTGTATTTTTTCTAGGGTAAATCCTGTTACTCCATCTAGACGAAGGCCTTCTATCGTATACTTAATTACAGCATTATCTGTAGTAAAGCCAGAGTGATCGCCAAAAGTTATAATTCCAGAAGCTATAGAAGGAGAAGAATTTGGGGTAATTGTTCCTGTAACAATAGAAGTTGCTACGGTATATTGACCCGCTGTGGCAACTCCAGAGGTTATGGGGGTAAGTAAAGTACTGCCTTCAAGCACCTCAATACTTGTGCCTGACCCTGTAAGTATTGGATTTCCTCCGTCTGTATCAGAAGGTACAGTATGGGCTTCGTTTGATAAAATTACTGAAATTGATCCCGACCCCGCTCTTACTGGAATAATAGAGATTTCATCAAAAGATAGTGCAGTACTTGGGTCCGCAGGATCCCCGTCTCCTGTCCAGTCAGTAGGTTTTTTTGCTATTTCAACTTTAAAAGTCTTGGAAGACTCAAAAAATGTCTGAGGTACAGCGACAGATACCGTGGCTGTTTCTGTCCAAGAACCTTCAACACCTTCTAACGTAAATCTATATAAAGGATTTGCTATATTTAAGGGAGTAGCGGTTAAAAGTATATTACCCGTGCCGGTAATTACCGTACCAGTTTCATCGGTATATGTAGGATTCTCCCCTGAAGCATCATAAACAATCGAATAATCAGAGCTAGAAAGTATTACAGAAGTAGGCTCAAACTCTAATAATAAAGGATCAATAGTAATTATAGGAGTAAAAATTGACTCAGTAGCTCCTGTTCTAGTTACTTCGCCTACCACAGTACTAGAAGTACGATTTATTTTTAATGTGTTCTGGTATAAAGTATTACTAAGTACATTTGTTTCGAAACTTCTATCTAGAGTATAAAAGTTAGATGTAGGTGTTTCTACTAAGGATACAATTTTGGCGTACCTAGTAATACCTTCTTCATCGTTTACTTTAATTAGTGTTCCTTTCTCAAGAAAAGGAGTATTAGAATTAAATAATATGTTGCTTCCAGCAGAGATAGTAGAACTTCCTACTGTCGTCCACTTTGTAGAAGGGTCAGTAGCATCATACCAGAGGGTTAGACCACTTATATTCTCATTTTTTATTGCTTTTAAAGTAGAATCGGCAGTATTTAGTAATACATAATATATCTCATCTAAAACTAAATTCGTGTCATAAGAGTTTACATTTTCTGATATACTCGAAATATCGACACTAACCCCTTTACCTTGAGGAAGTACAAAAGAAAATGGTTCTGTATTAAATTTTAATATCCCAGATTCATCAATAGATAAAGCACTGCTCGAAATTCCACCTATAGGTAAACCATCTAGTGCTCTCGGTATACTGTCTTCAAATTGATCTTCTGCAGAAAAAGTAATAGTTGTTGCATTTGATTTTTTGCCCGTTGTATTTATTGTACGAACACCAATAAAGTAATCATCTTCTTCTACGTTTTCAAATAGCACTTCAAATGAGTTTGCAGAAACGAGCAAAGGCTTCGGATACCCAGGAATATTATGAGAAATTTCAAATCCAGAAACAAAAGAATATGTAGAACCGTCTGCATTTTTGGGGGCATCCCAAGTAAGACGAAACTCATTTCCGGCTTTATTAAAGTTTGGGGCTTCCTGAATGTATAGATTACGAGGGGCAGGAGGTGTTTCAATTGCTGCATAATTTGGCTCAACGCCGCTTTCGAGTACAAGAGAAAACTCTCCGTCAACTGCGTCAAACTTTTCGTTAAAATGCTCGACTGCGGTAATTGCGAAGCTATTTTTCTCTTCCTCGCTAATCGCTAGAATCTTATAATCTTTTGCTGATGCAACAGAAGTTCCTGTTGGAGTAACTTCTCGAAGCACCCATACACTTGAACGAGGTGGTACAGTTGAAAAGGCAGAGGCAAGTTCAAGACTATTTACTGCTCCTGTACTTGTTACTTCGATTGTCTCAACCTTTGTATCTGTCTGTTCTTCTTCTCCTTCATTTGCTACAGTTGATTGCTCAAGAAGTACGCTCAAGTAGTAAGTACTTCCAGCATTTAATGAAACAGTTCGATCAAGAGGAATAGTATTTGTGTCAAGTGTACCGCTGTTTGATACTTGAAGTTTTGAAACTAACAACACGAGTTTGATTTACTGCTGTCCAAAGCTTCCATCTTCCATAACGAAGTGCCTGCCCTTCTGACGTACAGCCGAATGCAGATGCATCTTCTGTAATAATTCGTCCAGTTTCAACAATATTTTCTCGGTCTTCGACAATTAAAGGCTCAAGAGCATAATTATTTACTGGATTATTCCAGCTTACAATAATTTGGTTTGCACGAGTTTTGCTTCCTGTTGTTTCATAAGAGAAAGCACCATCAATTACGTTTGCTTTTGAAAAAGTATAGATTGGATCTTTTGCTTGATCAATTACAGTTATAATCTGACCGTCCATCCAATAAAGCATAGATAGAAATGAAGATGCCATATCCTTTAAAACTTTATAAGCGTCCGCAGACTTTGTTAAGTAAATGTTAGAACGAAAACGAGGCTCTTGTCCGCCTTTTCCATCTGGAACAAGCTCATCGCAATACTTTGCAATTCGATATAAAGAATATTTATCAATGTCGTTGACACTAATCCACTCACCTAGTCCATAACGATTATTTGACAGAATATCATAAAATATCCATGCTGGATTATCTGTGTACACTGTTTTATCAAGACTACCATCCCAGAGACCAGAATAAGTTGCTGAGTTTGTTCCATTCTCTTCTCGAGTAGTATAATTTGAAGGTACCTTTACTTTTAGTCCTCGTACATGATAAGTACGAGTAGGAACAGATTGAAACTCTTCAGAAGAGAATGTAATATTTGCGTAAGCACTATAAGGGTACGAAAGGTTCTCTTTTATAATTGAAGTAACAGAAGTAAGAGTGCCAGGCGCTGTGACTTCCCAGTCCACTTTTTTATCTGTTCCGTTTTGCCTTACACCTCGCCCGTCTTGTCGAGTTAATCGAGTAACAGTAATTTTAAAGTCTGTAAAAGGTTTGAAAGGCTCTAAGTTAATTCGCTCTTCGAAACTGAGAGGGCTAGTAGTATTTCCAGAATGATTTCTAGCATTTACAAGAGTAACTGTAGACTCTTCTGTTCCTCGAAAAATTGTTAACTCAATTTTTGTTAAAGCTCCAGCACCCCCATCAGAGCCGCTTTTTGCTTTATTATTTTTGAACGATGCATATGTAAAAAGAAGACGAACTTCATCAACTTCACGAACTTGAGCGGCATTTAAACCTAAACCTGTTGCAGAGGAAGAAGTAGCAGAAATTACAACTGGGCTTTCGGGAGGAGATGTAGGATTTTTTGAGCTTCCATCATTGTACTCAAGAGCTTGAGACTGAAAAGTGGTAGAGGTAAGTGCAGTTCCGCTTATATCTCCAAAGTTTGTAATAGGGGGCTGATAGTCTGTTCCATTACGAAATTGAGCAGTAATTCCCTTAAACTTAGAAAAATTTGCAAAATCTAGAAAATTAGCGCGAGTTGTACGAGGAGCAGAGATTGTAATTGAGTAATTTCCACTTGTATAAGGAAAAGCGCTTGAGAAGGTAAAAGTACTTACTCCTCCCGCAGTAGAGATACTATTTATAAATACTCTTCCAAGTATTGAAACAGTTACAGTCTCTCCCTGGGCTGCCGTTACGAAACGATTAGCAATATTTGGGTCAACTACATTTGCATTAAAATGTGCAAAAGTAGTTGAAGAAATATCTATCCTTCCTCGAATAGTCTGACCAGTAGAATTAATTGTAAGAGTGACCGCATCCGAAACGCCTACTGAGTTTGCCCAGTTCATTTCATTTGAATCGAAAAAAGCAGAAGATGTAGTAATAGGAATAGCAGGAATTGTTAACTCAGCACGAGGATTAGTTGCAACAGCACCTACAGTAACAGTAGATGTATAAGCTCCTTGAATATAAGCAATACGATAGATTGAGCCATTTAAGAGATCGATTGGAAGTTCTTGATTTACAGTACCAATTGTGGATCCATTTGTAGCTGTTAAAACTGCATTTTTTAGATAAGTAGAGTTTAAAGAGCTTTGAGAAGGGTCAACAACATTGTCGTCATTTAAATAAATTGATGCTTCGCCTTGTACAAGACCTTCAATCTCTCCTTCAGAAATTAAGTCAGTAATTGAAATTGTCTGATCACGAGAACCTCCAGAGGCCTGAGATATAGTACTTGCCATCTCGTTTGCAATTCTTTTATCCTTTGCTGTAACCGATTTAGTCGCCATTTATAGTCCTCTACTAGCGTGCTACGCTTATGTAATTATTGTTATCAATCTCTAAACCATTGAAAGTCGGTGCACCCGAAGAGTCCCCACCGTCGTTGTTAATACCGTAGTTTATTCCACTGCCGTAAGTTCTTGAATTATTGACTACACTGAATGCAATTGGTCGACCAGGAACTCGAAGTTCTCCATATAAAATTGGAACTGGGTCTCCTTCAATTATATTTTGCTCAGAGCCATTAAACATATAAGAAGTAGGCTCGTCTGAATCTGTTGAAGGATCTGGTGCCATTAATTGTTGTAACCCAGTCATTGCTAGATTAAGGGCCATAGTTGACGCTATCATAAAGACAGTGCCTGCTATACCTGCACTCATTCCGAAGGAGGCCGCACCAGCAACATATCCTGCTATTGATATACCTCCGGCATTTGCAGCTCCTATTAATGCAGCACCTCCAGGTATAAACATAAGACCTATAATTGCTATTGCAGCAAGTATTTTAGCTCCTCCACTTTTTGACCCTGCAGGAATTGGAGAAATTACAATATCACCAGATTGAATTGGAAAAATTAAATCTTCTTCTTTTTCAACTGATTTTCCGGCAACCTCTACGGTAAACCCTATATCTTTTTCGTGGCAATTTACAAGGTAATTTTTAAATTCTGGATAGTTTGCTTCTATTAATCGAAAAGCATCTCGAACAGAGTCAACATTTGCAGTTAGTTCTCTGCCGTACCTGTCCCCGAGTTCGCCTTCTAAATAAATGTTACGCATCATATCTATAAATACTCGTTAAATGTTTTATCCAAAAGGGATATAAATTATTGTAATGCTTTAGGGATTCCTTACTATATTTTTAGCTATCCAGAAATGGATCTAACAATTTTAAATCCCACAAAAATTTTTAATCCG